AATGAAACAACATAGAATCAAACTCTTCTTCATATTCTTTCATTTGATCCATAATTAAATAATTCATGTAATCTTTAACACGTTGTGATTGTTGTTCTGTCTGTGGTGTTTTAACTCCTATAATCTGAGTTCTAACAGGTCCATCACTTGGTAATAATTCTTTGTAAGCTTGGGCTTGAAACTGTGTGACAGCTTCTGCTAACACTGGATGTGTTGCACCAGATGCACCTTGAAATGGTTCTGTTCTATTTTCGTATTTAAATCCTAATAAATCTAAACCTTGTGTATAAGATTGTTCCCAATCTTTTCTTGAAGATTTATAATCCATAAAATTTTGAACCATATCACTGCCAATAGGATCTAAAACATCATCTGGTAATAAATCTGCTAAATTATCAAAATGTGATTCTGTTCCAGGTATGTTTATTGCACCCGGTTCAAAATCTAATGTTACACCTCCATCCTCTTCAGGTATAACCTCAATAGGTTTTTTCTCAGCTTGAGCTTCAGCTTCTTGTAATGCTACTTCCTTTATTTCTTCCTCTGATGGAATATCAAGTTTTGTTTTTGTATTTGGAAGCGACTTGTCTATTTCTGCCATTTAATTTCTCCAGTTTGATCGTTTTAACTTGTTTTAAAGGAACATTCAACCCTTGAGGGTGGGGTCCTCGTAATGGGGGTATGGTTCTTGTGAGCTTCTTGATCATTACTCACCTAATAACTTAGCAAGTCCACCCTTGGCAGCTTCAACTGGTTGTTGCCTTCTCATATACTGCCTAAATGATTCTAACAATCTTCTTCTCCCCATCTCTTTTTCCATTTGTTGATTTTGTTTCATAAATTCTAAAAAGTCTTCATATGTGGCACTATCCATAATCCCACCATCTTGCATACCCTCTCTTCTCATTTCTTCTAAAACTAACATAATAGCTGATAGTTCTGACATATTGCCTAAATTTTCGAAAACTCTTTTTTCAAACATTTTCTTTTTGGATGGGCTAAAATTTTTTGAATATTTATCTGTTAACGCAGACATTAGTAATAAATCCTTTTTGGTTTTGGTTCTTTTTGATCAACATAATCTTCAGGGTGGTCGATCAATCCACCTTGTCTAAATCTCATAATTGCTTGAGTTGTACTATCAACCAAATCATCATGATCGCCATATGGAAATGCTGCACACTCCTCTATGACTTCCTCAGCAAATTTCTGCTCAGGAGCCCATATCATACCACTTTCAAATAAAGGTGCAACTGCATTTACACGAGCATGCTTATCATTGCCTTTGGATGGTGAAAAATTTACGACGGGTATATTCATCTTTCTAAGTTCATAGGTTAGTGGTAATCCTGATGCTTTCGCCTCTACAATAACTGTTTCAGGTTTCCAATAATCATATTGATCTAGGGCTAACCTTCTTAGTTCAGGGAACTCGTATCTACCTTTGATGGCATCGAGCAGTATAAGATTAGCCCCTTCATCCTCACTAGGATACCAAATACCCCAAGTGGTGATAGCGGAATAATCTGCAGTTTCTTTTTTAAGAAATGCAGTATCATAAGATTGTATGACATGTTGTAGTTGTGGAATATTTTCTGATGTGTAGGTTCTCCACCACTCACGTTTCAATATAGCACCTTCTTCTGCTGTTGGGTTCTGCATCCATTGAGCATTCCATTTTGCAACAGGTAGGGTTGCTTTTACTTTTTCTAATTCATCTTGTTTCCAATATTCAGGCCAAACTGGTCCGTGCTCCATGATTGCTGGAAATTCGACAACGTGCCATTGATCAGCTTTAGCTTCTGTTTGATTTTTAACAAGCATACCGGTTAAGTCTTTTGTAGACCATCTAGTCATAACTAAAACTATTTTACCACCTGGTTGCATCCTTTGCCGTGGTCCTGATGTATACCATTCGTAGGCTCCTTCTAAAGCGACCTTGGACATTGCATCTTGTTCTGAGTGTGGGTCGTCAATTATTAATAAATCTGCACCACGTCCAGTGATTGCACCACCAACACCAGCTGCAAAGTATTCACCACCTTGTGATGTCTCCCAACGTCCTGCTGCTTTAGAATCTTCTTGAAGTGTCGTCTTGAAAATTTTTGCGTAATCTTCACTATCAATTAAATTTTTAGCTTTACGACCAAATCTTATTGCGAGTTCTCCTGTGTGAGTAGCCTGTATGATCTTGAGCTTTGGATCACGACCCACCATCCAAGCAGGGAGGAGATAAGATGCAAACTCTGACTTTGTGTGCCTTGGTGGCATATTAATTATTAGTCGTGTTATCTCACCAGTTGCAAGTTTGTTAAATTTATCAGCTATGTGTCTATGATGAGAGCCTTCAATAAAATCTGGCCACACACATTTTACAAAAGACAGAAAGTCATTTTTGGCTTTGTTTTGTATTTTTTTTTCTGCATGCATAACCTGCAATCTTTTAAAAGTTTTTCGTACATCTGCAGGTAGTTTACTTATGTCAACGTTATTCAAATCCATATAAATTTTTGAAAAATTTTTTTCCAAACCAATAAAAATTTTGAAAAATTTTTTCAGGGTTACTATACCTATTGAAAACGATTTTACCAACCATAACAGTGTAAGTCTTGCACAAGTGCACAATATAAGTAACTTTTTTCGTGAAAAAGGGGGGGTCGGTAAAGTAAATATTTTAGATTTTAACCTTTGTTTAGGATCCCTTGGCCATGTTCCACGGATCAAGAACCTTAATTTATTACTAACGATAATTTATTCCTATCAATAGGAATAACTATAACGATCCAAGAACCTTGGAAATTTTTCCAAAGCCCTCGGCAACTGGATCAAGTTTATAGCCAATGGTTGAAAGCTCCCGGATCATTGACCCCTCAAAAAGTTTTACGGATCTTGAACCTTGCCCCCTGACACAGATAAAACTATTTTTTGGATGTTTAAAATGGAAGGCTATTTGATGAGGTGAGAAGGTTACCTTATTACCCTTTGCAACTTTTAACTCTACTGTGAAAAAGGTAGAATTAGCATTATAGCCCAATAGATCTGGAGTCCCAAATAAACTATTATTTTCAATTCTAATCCAACTAATTTGAGGAATATTCTTTTTGATTTCGTGATAAAATTTACTTTCATATTTCATTTAATATCAAGGTAACACCTACATTTAAAATAAAACAATTTCAAGTTGAAAACACTATATCTTGTGCCTGGTAACCGGTAACCACTATATCTAGGAGCTATCAAAAAAAGTTTATTTTTTTCTTGATTTGAAATAATTATCCTATAATATCCATTAAATATAAATATAAAAGAAAGGATAAAAATAAATGAACAAACAAGAAAAATACATTATGTATCAAAGAATAAAAAAACATGGTGATAATTTAAAAACCGTTTTTAATCTTGATGTTGATAGTGTTAAACTTTGTAAGCAATTATTTAGATTAGAGAACAAAGCACACAAATTAGCAATTGATTATTGTAACGGCGACTTCAATGGTGACATTGAAAAAGAAGGTGAAAAAATACTTTCCAAAGTTGCTAAAATATTAAATACAAATACTTTTAATATGTTCTTTAATACTGATGCTAGAGGTTATGCTTTAAAATTCTTTGAAAGATTTAGCAAAGACAAGCCAATACACAAAGATTGGGGAGGAAATGGTATCATTGCTCCAGATTTTAGAGAACATAATTAAAAGGAGGAAAAATGAAAAATAGTATAGTAACTTGGCATGGCTACAATAATTATAATATGAATTGTAATATTGAAGACCTTAAAAAAAGGGGGTTTGAGTGTTCATCTTATCATAATGATCTTGCCCCTTCATACACTAATAAAAAAGGTAATATTCAAGTTTTTTTCATTGATTTAGATAGTGATGAAATGAAAGCTGAAAAAATAACTTATAAATTTTCAGTAATGAAACTTGATGAACATGGTGAATATAGTGAAACAATTGGCACAACTAATTCATTTAAGGAAATGCTTACAATGGTTAGGAAGGGGGAAAAATGAGTAATAATACCTATGGTATAGTTTATGGAACTGACAACATTTATACAGATGTTTCAAATAGCTTAAAAGGTGCTAAAAGATATGCAACAAATAGAGGATATGATAAAGTTGGAATTAGATATAATTCTGGTTATCATTGTTCAGTTGTTGCTATAAAGATAAATAATAAATGGACTAAACCAAAGAAGGGGGAATAATGAGAGAAGAGTTAAAAAAATTAATAAATGATGTTTATAAATTAGGTGATTATGCAATGGAAAATAATTATCATCCTTCAACTATAAACACATTAACAACGATTGAATTACAATTAAAACGATTATTAAATGATGAAAGTAAAAAGAAGGGGGAATAATGAAACATAAGATAACTTTGACAACTGAAGAATGTTTTGAGGTTGTTGATATATTAGGTTTACATATTCAAAGAAAGAATGTGGATAAAGACTTATTATCTGCATATAAAAAGTTAAATGTTAAAATACCTAATGTTGACAATTCTAAAGTAAACTTTGATTATGTTGTTAAGAATTTTGAACCAAGAAAATAAAAATAATGCTTGATTATATAATTTATGGGATTATAAATGACAGAAAAAACAAAAAGGAGAAAGTATGAAAAATAAAAAAAGAGGATGCTATAAAAGATGCTCAAAAACAACATTTGAAAGAGTTTAACCAATTATGATATTAGATTTAATAATTATTGTAGGTGGTTATATTTTATGCTATTTATTAATTAAAACTAAGAAAGAAATAAAATGAAAGAAAAAAATTTAGGAATAATAGACAACGAACTACATGAGATAAAAGAACAAACAATTAAAAATATCTTGGGTAGTAAAAAAGTTTATTATATTAAATACAAACAAAAAATAGAAAGAGGTAAGAAAGATGAAGGTAAACTACAAAAAAATTGAAAAATTAAAATCTTTTCATGGTGTTACATTAAAAGGAAATGAAACTTTTGATGAATTATTGAAGATTGAAAAAGATAATTATTATAAAGGTAGAACGATTTGTAAGGCTAAAGATTGCAACGAACCTTTATACAAGAACCAAAGTCCAACGAATAAACAATATTGTTTAAGTTGTGGTTAAACAGAAATTAGAAAGGGGGTAAAAAAATGGATAGAAATAGAAAATTTTTTATAATTAAAGAAACTATTTACAGTAATATTCCTAACTCATTTGAAATTGAACTAAATAAAAAGTTTGATTTTGAGACGGCAATTAGAAAACTTTTTGCACTTGATGAACTTAACGACAATAGAAATGTTGTTAAGTATCATTTACAAGAAGTTACTAGCATAGAAACCGATAAAGTCTACGAGGAGACAAAAGAGGAAGTAAATGGTTTAGCTAAGATTAAATAACTCTAACGAGTCTAGGGGTGTTGTTGCTCCGACACCCCTAGTAATCCTTAACATACCCTGGGGGCAAAATTAATTTTTCTTCCTTATTTGGTTTTAAAACAACTCTCAATGAAGAGTCTAAGGGGTTATTACTTTGATGTACCTCTATTCTTTTAATCTCTTCTAAATAACCTTTTTTAGTCATAATGTATATTTTTGCATCACTTACAGCATTACCTCTTCTACCATTTTGGCCTTCAGTAAATTTTTCTAGATATTCTTGGAGGTGTTTAACGTACATTTTTTGATAATT